TGTTGCAGAGTTTCCTACAACAGTCTTTGTTGACTGGTTCAAGGTCTTCACCTGGATGTTCATATTGACATCTGGGAAGTATGCTGCTGCGAAGGATGAATCCAGAGCTCTGTCGTTGAATGATGCTACTGTATTCGAAACGTTGACGTTTTGTACAGATGAAGTAACCACTGCGTTAACGTTATCACGCTCGCCGATATCCATAATGTAGAGAGCATCAAATCTATTCTCTACAGTCGTTATAGCATCATTTGTGATGGTAGCCTCTCTAATGCCGGGAACAGCCAAGAGTTGTATCTCAACATCAGCTTTCTCACCCATGACTTCCAGAGCCTTCTTGAAGGCTGCAACTGTTGGCCCGTTGATTCCACCTCTGTTCGAATCATCCATCTCGCCTTTGACGGCGTTGTTGTTCATCAGAGCGGTGTTTTTATTAAAGACGTTAAGACCGTCAAATCCACCTTGGAATGGCATCGTAAACTTAGAGAGTCTTCGAACTGCTGGGCTTGTTGTATCATTTACTTCGAATCTACGTGTCTTGGCATCAGCGTTTGTAGTGATGTTTCCGTCGCGTGCGTATGACCAGCTGTTAACAAGTGCTGCGTCTGTAGCTATCGCGAGACCATCAGATCCTGTACCAACTTGGAGGTTTTCTAAAGTAAACTTGTTGTTATTAAATCTATCGCAATCTAGAATTGCGCCACTTTCATCAGCCTGACCTGCATTGGAACCTGTCAGAACGTTAAAGTTAGACACAGCATGATCAGCGAAGAATTTCGTAAAGCTGACTATGCTTGGATCGATAACGTTGCTCTTATTTGGCTGGTTTAAGAGGGTTTTCTTCGTGAATTGAACGCCCCAGTAAAGTGACTTATTGGGCACCTTCTTAGGCGCGAGTCCCATCGCGATGTTCTCTCTAAGCGGTACAGGAGGCTGCACAGCTGATTTGAGTGTCATACTTGGGTTTCTCTGTAGACTGAAGTTTGCATTTGGAGGTGCGCTAAGCGCATTTGATCCAGATGTTACAAGGTGATCGAGACCTCTAAACCCTAGGGGAAGAGATTCAGGATCGATCTCGGCATTGTCAACATCAGATGCCATTTCAACTCTTATGCGCGAAGAAACGTTAGCATACTTTCCGTCAATCACAAGTTTTTGGGACCCTTGTGCCTGATCAAAATCGTAGAACATGCTGGTATCGCCAACTCGGCGACCGATGTAATTGGGAGAAGCAGGATCAAGGTTAAGACCGCGGAACGCCTCGTAAACGAATGTATTTTCATCGTTGTCGTAGAAATCTCTTAGAACGAGATCGAACGTACCGAACTTATTAAGCTCATCTGAAGATTTGCCTACGTTCTCGATAGAAACCTTGTATTTAGTGTTTGCTCCTGCTGAGTCTGAAGCTTTGCCCTTCATGACACCATCGCTTAGGAGGTGCACTCGGAAGAGATCCTTAGAGGTTCCACCAAATTCTTGCGAGATAATGAAAGGCGTCTTAGCTGCCTGGAATCTCTCTCGGAATCCTTCGAAGTTTGGTGCTGCAGTTGACCCATTGTTTCTCCCCTGAGTTCCTGTAAGAAGGAAAACAGCGTCAGAGCTTCCTGAGTACAGGCCTGATACAGCACCATTCACAACGCTTGATCCTGTCGCCAAGATTCCAGAGCCTGTTACGACGGCATATTCTGGATGGACATCATAGTGCGTGTAAAGAACGTATCCGTGCTTCTGGACTTGCTGGGGATCTTTATTGAAGATATTTGCAAAGTAATCTTTATCATTAGGATTTAGAGATGCTGTAAGGACACGAGGATAATCTTTTCCTTTGTGGCCAGGCAAAAGCATGGTGAACTTAGGTGAGCCGTTAGAGAAATTAACTGTACCTGTCAAGAACCCAGAAGACGGGTTCGTCTGTCCTGACATTGATGACGTCATTGTTGACGTCGGAGTATTTCCCTGGCCCATCGTGCCATTTGAGCATGAAAGCCTCAGGTTAACACCCGATGCTGCCATTAGAACGCCGCGCAAAACTGAGGCTGCGACCGTGGTACCGAGGTTTTGAGCAGATCCTATTCCGGCATCTGAGAAAATCGTTGATCCTGCTGATTGTGACATGTAGCAGCCGAGGAAGTAAGTTCTTCCTTCTCCTGTACCGCCTGTATTAGCTTCTGGATTGTCGGCCAAAAGCCCAGTATCCAAAGGTAGTCTCTGACCTACGACAAATCCTGCATTCGTAACCGTTCCATCGCTTGAAGATCTTTTCTTCGCGTTGCCGGCTCCAAGCACTCGCACATAAGAAAGAGACCCAGCATTTCTGAGCCATTCTTGTGCAGCGATAGGTCCGAACTCATCGCCGCCTACAAATCCAAACTTAGATTCAAATTCGGAGAAATCAGCAACTGTGATCGGTACGAAAGCTGGGCCTTCTTTAGCAGTGCCTATTACGCCTGCTGGAACGCCCGTTGGACCGGTTGGGGTAGGCCCAGACCTATCGATCTCAAAAGCTCTTACGCCCGGGCTTTTAAAAGTACGTTCGGCCATTATCTAAATCTCCAAATCATCATTTCTAACTATGCTCTACTCAAAGCTTACGCCGGCATTTGTTATGACGAAGTCAATTGATATAAACTCAATACTTCTTGTCGGGACAATCACAATGCGTCCATTCAGCCTATTAGACTCAATATCGTCAGCGGTGTTGTTAGAGTCATCCATTACAACTTTGAACTGCTCAATTCCACTCTGTGCCTGAACTACTGCAAGCAAAGGTGATACATCAGCAATAAATTTAGCTCTTAGTGCAGGAGTGTTCTGCTCAAAAACAAATCCATTTGCCACTTGCGAAACTATTCGTTTAACCTCAAGAAGCATTCTTCTTACGTTAACTCTATCCAGTGCAGATTTTGCCATCTGCAGGGTTTTCTGTCCAAAGATCACGAATCCCTGCTGCGGGAAAGTAGCAATAGGATTAATTCGTGCATCATAAAGCGAATCCCTGTCTCCTGCAGAAAGTCGAACATCCACGTTCTGGACAAAATCAAGTGATCCTCGATTGAATCCTGCAGGGGCGAACCACGGGAAGCTTACCCGATCGTTAAATCCTAGAGCAGCTAAGGCTGCTATAGAGGGAGGAACATTAACGCTTGATCCGTTGTTATCATCTGTGATAATCACGCCTGGAAAATACGTTGCCGTTGTGTTGCTATCAATAGTACGTGCCTCGAAATTGGCGATGGTCTTAGAAACACTTGGGCGATTCGTTGAATCATCGTACAGTCTGTTTCCATCGCTATCATATTCGGGTATATCCATCAAGTAGAGTGCTTGTCCAAAATCCTTGATCTTGTCTATTGCGTGATCTGTCACAAATGTTTCTCTCACGCCTGGGAGAGCCAGAATATTGATATTAGAAGCAAACCTATCTGTCATTACGTCGATTGCAGCCCTATAAGACCGGACGGCATTGTTATCTTTGCCTGCTCCGGCCATATTCGATGCCATCCCTGGGGAAGTAAACGATGAATTGGCGCCACCTCCTGTATCGAGAGAAATCGACTTATCGTTCATCCTGGCAGCGTTCTTATCTAGGATGTTAAGGCCGTCGAAGCCACCGTGGAAAACGTTAGTAAACTTCATGTAATCAGTAAACTTATTGAACGTTACTGAAGACGTTTGGTTTAGCAGGGTTGCGAACGTAATTCTGTTAAGCCTTGTCCCATCAGAAACAGTGTAGGTGGTAGGATCAACATAGGCATCACGAATGTATGCTGCTTCAAGCATGTTGGAACCGATAGTTCCTGTGATCTCAGTATCTACGTAAGCCCCTGTGTCGGAAAGACCTGCCTGTCGGGAAAGTGCGACGCGAGCGAGGGTAAACTTATTGTTATTGAATGTCTTGCGATCACCTGCCTTGGCAGGAATGATCTGGGATCCTGTCAGCAAAACATCCATTTTCGAAATACCGAGGAACTTGGCTTGATCTTTTAAGCCTAGGTTCACAGAAGTTCCTGCATTTGACTTAAGCGCAGAATTCGTAATACCTGAGCTTTGGACGCTCTTGTCTGCTGCTAGCATGGTTGTTTTGGTACCCCAGTAGATTCTATTGTCTACTGATTCTTGTGTTCCCTGTTGACCGACGAAGAAAACGGATCCGTCTTTAACTGCTCCGTTTGTCGACTTAAACGTGTAAGGGACAGGCGGCAGAATCGATGCCTGGAGAAGTGCCGACGCAGCGTTGCCAATTCTTCCTCCAAGACGAAATCCGACTTCGGCCTGTGAGGTAAAATCATCAAGCTTATCATTCGTCTTAAGGGTGGGGATTCCCTGGAAACCAAAAGGAAGGGCTTCAGACGGGACGTTTCCGTTGACAACATCGTCGCTGAGTACAACTCTAACGACGTTTGACATGTTGGGGTATTTGCCCGATACAGTTACTTTTCGCTCTGATTCAAGCTCAGCATCAAAGTTAAAGAATGCTTTTTTATCACCGATCATTCTTCCTACAAACCTCTCGGAATTAGGATTAAGATCGCATTGTGGGTATTCTTCCAAGACTTCTTTCGACTTATCATTATCACTGTAAGCTCGGACCTGGACTGTGAAGGTTCCGTACGGATTGTTCTCATCAAGGGAGCCACGAATGTTTGCTATAGAAATCTTATATTTGCCTGCAGCGTAGGCACCGTCGTCAATAGTTTCAAAACTAAAGAGAGGATACTCTGTTGTGCCGAAAGGCTGGGAGATAAAATCTGTTGTTTTTGGCGTGTTATATCTGGTGTCGTATCTACCAAACGCCGTCAAGAAGCTTTCACCTGCCGCGTTGTCATTAGAAACCACTGCTGAGCCCGAAAGCATTCCTACCGAATTAGCATCGGAAGAAATTGATGCCAGGCAGTATTCAACATCAAACGCAGCATAAAGAAGATGCTTTTGAGTTGAGAATTGCGCTGGATCTGTATTTAGGATATTTCTAATGTAGTTCTTGTTCCGAGGATCAAGAGAAGCAGTAAGAATCCTCATGCCCGGTTGGCCGTCGGTTGTTGCAAATGAAGTGTCAGACGAGGAGATAAACAACTTGAACTTGTCTTTTAAGTCTCCTGACGTTCCGATAGTTGCAAGAGCATCTCCACCTGACTTGCAAAAAGCTGCACTCATGTCGGTGCCATCGAAAGATGCACTCAGTACACCAACTCTGGAGTCAGTTGTAGTGAAGATAACTGCTCTTACCAGATTGGCATCTGCAGATGAATTATATGAATCATTATGTGTGAAAATTGGGAATCCATATTGTTCTGATGCAGAAATGTGGTGTTTAGCAGCAAGGATATGCGTCGTAGAAAGACCTAGCCTTTTATCTGTTGTAATTGGCGTGATCTTGAAGCCTGCATTTTTCACGCTTCCTTGCACACGGGTAGTATTGATTTCTTCTGTCTCATCATTTGCGCCGGCGCCGAGGACGCGCACGTACGTAACAGCATCTCTATTCTTGAGAAATTCGTTAACTGCGTACGGGCCAAATCTTTTGGAATCAAGATTACCAAACTTAGTCTGGAAATCTACAAAAGACCCGACGGTCACAGGAACAAATGCCGGACCTCTCTGAGCAGTACCAACTACTCCTGCCGGAGTTCCCGTTGGTGATTGAACTCTCTGTGTTAAGTCAACCTCTTGCTCAAAGAATCCGGGAGATCTAAAAGTCTGTTCAGCCATATGTTCAGTCTCCTACAGGACTCTTATGCACGCCTATAAATATGCTTCTTTCTGCCAAATATCACCTTACAGATCTTCGATCTTGGTAACTATCCGGGCGCTGACAACTGTCTCGCCCTGTCTTTGGTTCTGAGTGAGTACTTTTAAATACTCAATTTCATCCTCATCAGTGAAAGGATTTCTTATTCTAGCCTGGGCTTTCAAGTATGATAATCGATCATTCTCAACGATATCTCCGGCAGAATTTATATTGTTAACATCGCTTAAGATAAATTGATCGATATCACCCGTGGGATCTGGTAATCCCGGTGGGTGTTGGACGATTGGTGCATTTGCCGTGAATACCTCGAATGCGAGATCGGGAGCAGATACAAACTTCCTGAATGGGCGCATATCACCTGAGTTTTCTGACGCGACAATGTAGGCTGGAACTTGCATGTTAAAGCTGTACCTAACAATTCTTTCGTCGTTGGTAAAGTCATCAAAGTTATCTTGGTTTGTGACCGTATTGTCTGGGTATGCTACGAACCAGTACCCCTTGTCAGAAGTTATCTTAAATTGATTTCTGTTGCCCGTGTACGATCCCACGAGCTTCTCAATCATGTTATTCATATGAAGCGTGTAAGATGTCCAGAATGTCACCTCGTAACTCACGTTAATAAAGTGAGGAAAAGGTATAGTGATGATCTCATAGATGTGATGAGAATCAAGAGTGTTAGAAAGGACTGGGCCTCCCGAGGCTGTTTTTACTGGAAGGCGTCGAGAATTAACAGTGCCCGGCTTGGTTGAAATAGGATTAGTAGCATTTGCATTATGCTCCTCAGATCTCACATTATCTTGATTTCTAATATTTTTTGGATTTACTAAGTTTTGATAGACGGGATCTCTTTTACTTAGCCTTCTTTTGATGACTAGATCACCCGTGTCTGCAAGTCTTTCAAAACCTGCTGCCTGATCGATTCCAGTTCTCCGTATGGATATGAGGGGCAAAATTAGCGCCTCGTTTTCATCTCTGATTGGTTCGTTCCTCTTGATAAGCGCGAATCTTTCTCCTGTCGCGAAGACTACTGGTACTTTTCTAGTTTCATTATTTTGCGTAATAGCAAACTGTATTTCTTTGTCAAAGAGGTCAAAGAGCGCTCGATCGATATCCTCTAGCCCGCATGGAGGAAGATAAAAATCATCAGGAATGTTTTGTCCCTCTAGCCCAGAATTAATTCTATCCTGCTTATTCGCAGGATTGAGAGCCGGATTCGTAATTGATTGCCTTACAGTCATTTTATTTACTCATCATAGAAGGCAGATCCCACATCCTGCGGATCACCCTTTTCAGAGACCTGCTTAGGTCCTGTGATAGGATCAGTAAGCACACCTTTTTCTCTCAATGATCGAACATCACCTGTAGGCCCAAGCTCATTATCTTTAAACCCACGTTGCTGAACAAATGTATCTTGCACAGCATCAGGATCTGAGTATTCCTCGTCTGTTGGTCCAAGCACCTTGGTGAAGAAAACCTGCTTGCGACTTTGCTTGCCAATAATCTTGATTCCGTCACTGTGCTCAATTTGACCAAAAAGATTTCTTGTCGTCGTCACAGAAGTTATTTCAAATATGACTGTTCCGTACGTAAAAAAGTCTCCTACGAGAATATTAATTTCTTTATCCAGTAAATCTCTAGACTGGACAAACACTTCAATATTTTGTGTCTTTTCTGGGCCGTACTTATCAGTTTTGAAAGTTGGTTCTTGGTAATCTACTAAGCAGTCCAACTCCAGCGGGGTCTCAAAAATCTTTTCTGGTGCCTCATCATAAAGCGTGCTGATTTTGGTTTTGGCTGCAGATATAGAGTAGTAGTAGATCTTTTGACCGACTACATCCTTGATGATCTCTTTGGTTAGATCATTTACAAGATCAATCTCTCTTGGCGTTATAAAAAGGCGTCCCAACTATCTCTCCCTAACCCATTGTAATTGCATTACCGTTAGGTATCGGAATGGTTCTAAGTTGTTTCTGTATATTCTCGGCCTTGATAGCATTCATCTCAATAATCTTGTCATACGTCAGAGAATCAAGCATCTCACGGAGCTTTGTAACCAGCTCTTTCTTATCTTCTCTTCCCTGAGATATCAGATTATCTCCATCAAGCTGGATATCTGCATTTGGTATTGGCAAAGATTTGAATTTAGATCTTACCAGCCCTAGAAGCTCTGTAGAAAGAGAAAGAGCATACTGCCTCACCCATTGCTTCCCTATTGAATTTACGTTAGAATAAGTAAGATCACCAAAAGGAACATTGGATAAATTAGATACCCCATAGATTGTGCTATCCCCGTAAGAGGGATTAAGGGGATCAGGTGCAAATGCAACTCTTATCCATAGTTTTCGATTAGTCTGGTCTCCTGAAGGTGTCGGGTAGATTCTTATCTTGGTTCCGATCACCTTAAAAGAATAATTAGATCTTCGTACACGGTGGGAAACATCCATCTGGCCTGCCCTCAAGATATCTTCAAAAACAGGGAGAACATAAAAGATAGTTTCCGGCGTGAAAGACTCAAAAGAAAATTCGTTATTAAGATAATTGATAGCCGAGGTCGTATCGAAGAATCGATATGCTGCCTGAGGATTGAAGTGGAAAACTTCTTGAATCTTCATTTTGGAACTATAGGTATTGAGAGACGAAGAATACAACAAATTTCCAGAATCATCTTGTAGCTTATCGTAAATGTCATAATCTTGCTGACCTTTGATTAGCTGGATCGATCCTGAGACTGAATCGTACGAGCCTCCTACACCTGCTTCGAAGGCATAGGGCTCTGCCATTCTCTCTAAGAACTGCAATGTCTCATGTGGGAACTTTTGCTCAGATCCCGACATGCTTCCAGTTGAAGTTCCCAAGAAAGTCGATAATTGAGACCTAGCTTGGTATTCATTAACAATCTGCCCGTACTGGAAGAAAGATTCTTCGAAACAAGCCCAGATCTGCTTTTTGGTCAACTCGACAGACAGAATGTCATCTCCGAGCTTCCTCTTAACAAAAGTAACCATCTTGTCTGCTTCAGATTGAAACTCTGAGTCACTATCAAAGGCACCGAATGGTGTTGGGTTAGTTGTATTAGCGAATGTTGCCACGAGGCTCTCCAGAAACTCTCACAGTATAAGTATGGAGAATGGTCGAGACTTTCTCTCCAAATACAAGAAAGGTGCTCAGAAGAGCGCCCTAATTGCATAGCTTTGGTCTAAAAGCTTAAATTTATTTTTCTTGAGGCGCTGAAAAAGCGAACACAGAAAAGGCGCCCATGGGGACGCCTTTCTGACTAGAGCATTTTTTGATGTACTAGCTTTTTATTCTTTTATCAACTACACGTGCATGAAACTGATCCATGCCTTGCCGGCGCCTGCGGTCACCGCGGCGGAGTTTTCCAGACGAAGGTAAAGAGTTCTTGATGTAGCTGTATACATTGCTGCTGAAGCGACGACAGCAAGAGTTGCTGCACCTTCACTATTGAGGCCAGAAAGGGAAATACCTGATCCGATTGCGGCGGCAGTATTAGAACTCATAAGAGCTGTTGCGGCAACAAGTTCTGCACCGTCATCAGCAGTACCAACCTTAAAGTTGGAATTGCCGCTGCTGCCGGCGATGGCCGTAGTTAAAACAAACCCCACGTCGACGAGGACTGTACCACCCGGTTGGGTTATCGTCATTTCAACATCGTTGGCCCCGACAGCTATGAGCGATGTTGAAGCTGTCCACGCTTGACCGGTCACACCGACTGACTGTATGTCGATACCTGACCCTGCTGATTGGACCAATCCCTTGCTATCACTAATTGTTACCTTTGGCATAATATTCTCCTTTATTTTGTTCGCATGATTCCGACACGGTGGCGAGGTCACCCTTATGCAATGTGTCGAGCCTAGTATTAGATAGGTTCCCGCGCTGGAATCTTAAGAAAATAAAGAGACAAAAAAAGGGGAGCCCTTTCGGACTCCCCTTCATGAAACCGAAGTTTCTATTGTCGCTTAGATGACGTTCAAGTCAGCAACCGTAACGGTACCGTAGAAGTCAGCGCGAACCATCTTCTTGCCGTAGCGAGTCATCACGCCCTTACGAGGGGTGAAGTCTTCTGGCGCGAAGATCGTTGGTGTGACGATCAGCGGAACATACGGAGCATAAACGTATCCTGTCTCAAGGTAGCTACCACCCTTATAACCAACAAGAATCTTGTTGCGAGGGAAGTATGGGTCCTTGTAGACCGTAAAGCGGTTACTCAGGGTACCAACCTTCTCAGCACCAAGGCTGAACGGGGAGGAAACCTGACCTTCACTGTCAAGGCTCAGACTTGGGCGATACATCACCGAAGCCTCGAACATTGTGCAGACATCCGGGGAGGTAACCACGAAGTTCGCGGATCCACGGAGTGTCTTACGGTGAATGGTGTTAGCAACATCAATAACGGACTCAACAAGAGTCTCGTACCATTCGCGAACAGTGCCTGTGAAACGAGGACCTGCAGATAAGCTGTCATTCAACTTAACTTCGGCGCCTGTTTCCTTGTTCAGGAACTTGCCTGGAGCGCGTGACCAGTAAAGGTTTGCGCCTTGGGCTTCGCTAAGCAGGTCGTTCAGGATTTCACGATCGATTTCAAGAGCAACTTGCTCAGAAAGGATCTGTGTCAACTCAACCTCAGCGTCAAGGCTGTGGTATGCGTTAAGGTCCTGTGCCAATTCTGGTGACCAACGAGCTCTCAGCTTACGTGTAGCGGCTGTAACTGCGATGGACTCGACCTTGATGTCGATTTCAGGGATCACTGGTGAAGGTGTAGCACCGAAATCAGATTCGAATGAAGGAATGGTAAGGGTAGAACCAGAACCGTCCTCTACATTCAATGTTGGGCCAATGGCGTACGATGCTGAAAGGTAATTAAGAGCAGTGTTACCTGCGCCAATTGAACCCTTAAAGTTACCGGACATAACTGTCAAGAGAGCAGCGTTTGAAGTGCTTCTCGTTACCAGAGGATCTGCGGTAAACTTGTTGTTCGCGAACGTACCAAGCTGATTCAAGCGGCGGAGGTTAAGAATACCTTTGCCACCCTGGAAGCTAGCACCAAGCTCTTTAGCACCAAGACGAACTTCAGGAACTGCTGAGAACAAAGAAATGTCCTTAGCGTTCGTGAGATCGACATTGTTAAAGGCACCATCAGTAACATCAACGACGACGAGGCAGAAGCGTCCGTCACCGTCAAGGCCGGCGTCACCTTCGATCAAGTCAAGAACTTGAGGATCGAACTGCAGCAACTTAGCATCTGAACCTGTGGCGTGGCACAAAGAACCAGACGTCAAGGATGAGTTTGCACCGTGTGCACCAGCAAACAAGACGTTTGGTGATACCGAGGAGCTGTGCACCTTAGAATAAGTTGCACCGACCAAGTCATACTGACCGCCTGTTGCCAATGAACCAGAGCGTACGCCCTTGCCAGTTGGGTTGTTATAGATGGATTGACCACGCTGATACGTTTCTTTGTCGTAGGTTCCTGCATTGCCCGTTGTGAGGGATGCGTCACCACCGACGTTAGAACCGTAGGTGTAATCAAGATAAAAGAGCAGGCCAGAAGGCAAGCTCATGGGCTGGATGGATACCAGCTCATTTGCGACAAGTCCGCCGAATACACGACGAACGATTGGAAAGGCGATATTGGAGAAACCGCGAAGGTCACCAGAAGCGGTGCCAGCTCCTCCGCCTGTGCCGATTGTGCTTTGCTCACGAAGAAGCTCTGCAGTCTGGTTCTCAAGAAGGCGCGCCATGTTTTCGCGCTTTGTTGATTCCAGGCCACGGAGCAGTCCGGTGCGAGACCACTTTTCGACCAAGCGGGAGTTCTCCTCACCCATGTGACGCGACCGAATTCCTTCGGATAGCGTTTCGAGTGAAAACTTAGACATTATAAATCTCCCTAGATTTTAAAGTTTTCTTTACTTTATGCCTGCCAGCAATGCCCATCGATTAGTCTCTTTGGACTCAGTCAGGTTCATTGATGCAGACTTGGTTGGACGACTTGCGCCGCCGATATTGCGAGAAGATGTTTTATCCTCTGCGCGCTTACTAAATGACTCCGTAAGAGTCTTAAATAGAAGCTTCACCTCTCGCAAGCTTGCGGCGTCATCGAGTGTTTCTATGGCCTGGGCCCGTTGGGTCTGGCTGAGATCACTATTCATTAGCAGCTTATTGGTGTAGAGCAGCTTCGCGTTAAACAAGCTCATCTCAGCGAGTTGTGACTGAAGGTCGGTAACTGCGCTTTGATAGCTCTCTATCTCGGCTTGGAGTTCGTCATTTTGCTCGGTGGCGACTGGCTCGGCCGTTGTTTCTTCTAATACTTCTTCTTCTGCGGTGGGTTCACTTTCTTGCATAAGCTTAGCGAGCTCCTCACGCAGCATGTTCTCGTCGATTTCAAGGATAGTGTCGTCGTCGAAGCCTTCCATCATGTCATCATGACCGTGACCCTCGTGAGCGTCCTCGTCGGCTTCTTCAATGTCCTCGTCTTCTTCAAGCTCAAGGATCATTTCCTCAAGATCTCCGGCTTCGACTTCTTCTTCGACGTCAACTTCTTCTTCGACGTCAACTTCTTCTTCGACGTCAACTTCTTCGTCAGCATCAGCGTCGATGAGTTCTTCTTCTTCTTTAACCTTAACTGAGATTTCTTCAGAATCCACTACGGCATCCTCACCGAGATCCAGCTCTATGGTTATAACTTCCTCGGACAAAAGGTCCCTTAGTGATCTCTTCATTTCATTAATCTCCTTTTTAAAGTTTTGAATTTGATCTTGAGAGTTCTGGATGACCCCTTCGAAGATTTGCATACCTTCGGCGGCGGACATCATTTCGGATAATTTGGTAACTGCTCGGTCTGATATTGCGACCAGAGCCAAATATTTTTGTAAGTCCTGTTCATTAAGTTCGCCCGGGTTAGTTCCCCTGACTTTTTCGAGTACCTCTCGGACTGTCTCGATGTACTCGTTGCATTCTTTGATATAAGCAGCAGAAGAAACTATTGAAGTTTCTTCGTTATTTGAATCGGGTGGGTCAGCATGCTCTTCGGGCGTGTCGGATTCAAGCATGGTCCTAAGCTCTTGCGCAGCTTCGGGTGTCATATCAAATTCTTGATCATCCACTTGTGAAGCCTGTGTGACGGTTTCTTCTACGATATCAGATTCGTCAAAATCCACTTCCTCGCCAATTATTTGAGATTCTATTAAATCACGAATTTTTGGTGTTATCGATTCAATGATCGCGTTTTTAGCATTTTGCTCAGCTATCTCACGTAGCTTTCGAGCATCTGCAATGGCTTCTTCATAGAGATTACTGGTCATAGTCTTCACCCATCTACACTGTTAAATATGATTATTCTAAGAAAAAATCACCCTTTGCTGTTTTTCAGAGCTCTTCTCTTTGCTCTATTTTTTTTCATTCTCTTCTTCTCTGATCTTGACATAAAGCGCTGCATAGAGTTTTCTCTTACTTCGGTTTGTAGCCCAGAGCGCTTATACAGCCTCTTAAAACGGGCAATTAATTTGTCGGTGGTTTCTCTTGGTCGCGACCTTACAACAACACCATATTCTGCAGGAAACTTCTTAGATCTCTTCATCTTCATCCCTTAGATAGTCTTTAATAAAGTCTGATAATGACGGAGGTATCTTCTTTGTTGTCTTTGTCGCAGAATATGATTGAGGACGGCCACCTATATTCATTCCTATTGTTTTTCCATGTCGGGTCTTATAAATTCCTGCCCCGTTTCCCATGGAAGCAAATTGACTCATGCCGCCTGTTGAACTACTTCCCTCGAGTCCCCTTACAACGTCCTCTAAGTCTACTGCGTTTCTTGCTTCGTATAAATCAAGTCGAGTTGCCCAGTTAACAAAGGCACCTCTATCTACCCAGTTTCTAGAAAAAGGGTCATTAATGCGAGTAATTCCACCCACTTTATTAATTACCTTCTTTTTATCTTTATCAGGGAGGTCTTCCCCGTCATCATCAACCTCTGTGGCCGGCTCTTTATATGGGTAATGACCAGGCAAGGACATGGGTTTTCCGACTGATAGGCCTGGTTTAACAGCAGAATCTGCAGAACCGTAGCCAAGCCCGCTTCTTGAGTCATAGCGCGGAAAGCTTACGTATGCTTCATAAAGTGCCGACATTAAAAATATTAACTCTGGTTTGAGCTTGCGCCAAGACCGTAAGAACCGATCTTCACGCTAGAAATATCTGCCGAAGTGCTTTTTGGATCTCTTAAGCTGTCACCTACAAAATCGCCGCCTGCAGGGCGATTTGGGACAACAATTTTTTCAACTTGGCCGGAGGAATTAGGTGATGCAACATTAGGAACGTATGGGCTGGCAACCGATGCGCCGCTATTGTCTTTCTCAACACCCTCAATTAAAGGAGCATCGACAAAGTCTCTGTTGAAAATGGAAAATCCAAATCCGGATCCCTTAGGGCCTTCACCTACAAGAGCACCTTGCATTACTAGGTTTTCAAACTGTTCTTTAACAGTGCTGTCTGCACCAGGAGCGTAGATCGGTGAAGATCCGAAAGCTTCTTTGAGTGTAGAGTCATTTCTATTTCCAGGAAGACCGGGATTAGAAGGGTTTCGAACCTCTATAAGGTTTCCCATACTATTGTGAGAAAATTTATTGCGTGCCATAGGATTCTCCTAACGGTAGTAAATATACTCTCAAAACAAACTTGAAATTATTTGTTGATGCTTTCATTAAATGCCAGGGTAGCCCAATTAGAAGATCCTTCAAAGAGATCCTCGGGTGTAGAAAGCGCTGCAGCACGTGTTGCAGCATCGGCTCCTGCCGGGACGGAAGGAGAACTATGCGTGTGCTGGAGCTGGTCTTGAAGCGTTGTTTTTGCAGTATCGGAAAAGATAGATTGCATCACAGGATCTTCAGTCATTGATGATGCAGCCTCATTTACTCGCTGGTCGAATTTTATAGAATCCAAAGCCTTGCGCCGAGTATGGGTGTGTGTTTTCCTCTGATTTCTGGGCGACTTTGTTTTATCAGAAGCCTCAGACAGGGTGGTGGATCCGCCAAGCCCTTCAGCTAGAACTTCAACAATGCATTCTTTTATAAGATCTTTAAGCTTAGATCGCGTCAATTTCATTATCCGATCCCGTCATATCCGGCGGATCCTGTCAGGGGTGGGAACTGGCTGGTGGCGATCGGTGTGATTCCTGCGATGAGAGAAAATCCGGCATCGGTGTCGCCGGCGCGGCGGAAGTAAAGGGTCTTGCACCTAATCTCTAGTCGGGGAGAAGTAGTATTAGCTTCCACGACAAAATAGTTTCTTCTGTCAGCTGCAGACTCACCACCAGCTGGATTCGTAGGAACAGAGCCAGAAACGCCACCGGTGCCGTTGATACCAGCGACGGAAAAGCCTACTCGCAGATCCTGACCTGCGGTTTCTTTAATAACTAGAAATCTTGAGACACCAGGTAATTGCACCTTGACTGGGGTTGTGCTCACTTCAGCGCCATTTGATGATGTAACAAATGGCACACCTGAGAGTTGGTAAGATGGGACATCACCTGCGCCCCAGTTTGGGTAATCAAGAGGCATTTGCGTCTCCATTCCATTCTAAAATTGAATTCATGATCCGGTTGATCTTGTCACCTGGTCCAAAATAAGCTTGAACCTGGGCGATCTCATCCGGTGTTAGGTCTCTACCTTCCTTCATTACGAAGGCGCCTGGTGTTGAAGGCTCTGACACGATATCCCAGCAAATTAATTGGAAATCATCTTGAACAACTTGGTGGCCGCCTTCGCTTCGCGTAGATCCTACCCCCCGGGAAGAAATACCTATCTTGATACCACTTTCAACCAAACTCTTTAGTATCTGGCCGTTTGGAGTATCTAGGACTTCAAGAGTTCCGTAGCAGATGTCACCATCCATGTGTGCTTCACGAATTACATGAGAAACATTCTTTAATTCAACAACAGAAGTATCAGGGTGATCGAGCTCACCAAGAGCTCTACCTTCATCAATAAATCTCTGGTAGTTCTGAACCTCTCGACGAAGAATATCGATGGGATAAACTCTGCCATTCTGGTTGAGGGTGTTTGCTTTCTGCAAAATTCCCTTCATGAGAAATCTACCATCCTCAGTTTGGGCCTGCTCTTTAATGAGATTCGAATCATATTCAAACGTCATGCACTCGGTTAATAATTTCATTTTATAGCTCCCTGCAATTCTTCATTTAGCTCAACGATCTCCAGGGTTTTGGCAATAAGGGCATCATTGACTTCTTCGATATTGAGGCTTCTAATGCTTTCAGATACGCTTTGTGCCCTACTTGAAAAGTTTTCATTTTGCAGTGCACCATAAGCTTTTAAATTTGCCAGTGTGCTTTCTACAATTTCCTCGATCATCTCTCTCGTGGAATCGTGCTTGTTTTCAACTGCGTAAAGATTGATAAGATCTGACTGTGCTTTATTCAGTCTTGTCTCATATTTTCTTTGCAGCTTATCAGCCGCAACTTTGACTACGAGATTGTCAACTTGAGGATCTGCCTCCTCTATTATTTTTTCTTCAAAGGGGCGCGCCAAAGATTCGATAAGAACTTTTTCGTATTTAACGACTGTGTTAAGATCAAGTTCCTTTTCTTCCCTCCAGTACTTCACGAGAGTAGAAGCCGTAGCATATGACTTATAGTCTGGAACTGATTCAGAATAAACTGCCTCAGGACCAAATTCATGATTTATCTCTCTTATCAAATTGTCTTTCTCGACTCTAAGCAGCTTAGAATCGAACCTGCGGGATGCATTTCTTGCTTCCTGTAAAACTGCCTGTGCAACAGCCTCGCTTCCTACAGGAACATTAACAAGAGCGTTGATAAGCCTATACTCTTTGTGAACTTCGGTTCCAATAGAAAAATATTTTTTTAGAATATTCTTGGAAGTGTTGGCGCTACTATTGTCGCCCTCCACTAAAGATCGAGAAATCTTTCTTACTAAAAACTCGTAAAGAAGGCCAGAATTTCTTTTTTTATTATGTCTCGTCATCATTATCTCCCTCAACGAGCAAAGCAGAGGACTTTCCTATATTACCTATGCTTTTCTCAAGGCTTTTTAAAGTCTGTTTGAGCTGTGTAGACATCTGGTTTTGTCTATTCACTTGACTTTCGAACCTAACGGTTAAGTCTGGGTTGATAGCTTCCTTATCACCAAGACTGTTGTTAATGTATCTTTCTTTCTTAGAGCCTGTGTATCCCGGGGACCCTTCCGGCCTCAGGGGATAAACCCTTCCATCAAACGCTTTATTAGCTGATCTTGGCTTTTTGGCGCCGCTTACATTTGAGCTTGGCTTTATCGGCTTTTTGGATTTTTTCGGCTTTTCTTCTGCTTGCTCTTGCGGGACATCATCAGTCCCTAGAAGTAAATCATCGCCCTTTTTCTCTTGTGCTGTCTCAAGATCTTCTTCTTCGGGTGGAGCAGGTTCTTCCTCACCTAAATCAATGCCGGCGGGGGATGCAGCCTCACCTTCAGTCTCAGGAAGTGTAATAGCTTCAACTTCCAGATCGCGCATCTTGTCTTCTTCTTTTTGCTCTTCAATCATCTTTATTTCTTCGTTCGTAAGACCGAGAACACGCTTTCTCAAGAAGTCTCTAGAAAGCATACCTTCAGGAGAGCTTCCTGCGATTTCAAACTTAGTCCTAAAGAGCTCAAGCTTCTGTTGTTGTGCGATAGTAGATGGATTTGAAAGTTTAAGGGTGAAGTCTACAAGATCTTCGCCATCAAATCCGTTCGCATATAAGTGAACTGCTGCAATCTTGTTAAGCTCTGATATCATAACTCTCTGGACCTTGTTTATTGTCCTAGAAAATCTAATATCTTCTTGTGCTAGTGTTGCTTTAGAACTGAGCATTTCATCATAGCCCAAGTAAGCCTTTGGAACCTTAAGGGCTGCAAAGAGTTTCTTTTGGATGTACTCAACATCTTCAATTGCTGTGGTGTTTTGCCCACCAGCGAGCGTATCAATGGCGGTACCATCTTGCTGGCCCCTAACAGGGAGGAAGTAATCTTCGTCAACTGAGAGCGGGTTATAGCGAAGATCAACGCGACCTGTAGTTTTATCTACAACTTGGGAGCTTCTAAGCGCAGACTTCGCCTGCTGCATATAATTCTGGACTTCTTCTGGCGGGACGTTTCCGACGTCGATTTTAAAAACGCGGCGTTCCGGTGAACGAATCACGCGGTACACGAGCATTGCATCTTCAATAAGAATAAGTTGGCGCCAAATTCTGCGTGCTGGTTCGATAACAGAAGAGCCATAGGGAAGAAAGGCATCGTTGCCTAAAAGCCTAAAGTGCGCGATCTGCCAGTTCTCAAGAATCTTGTTTCCTTGAGTTACCCACCGGAAGCGCACTGCCATCGGATCATCAGGATCAAAGCCTTCTTCGCGTTCGATCTCATTAACTGGGATCGGAATCCCGTTCAGGACACCGTATTCTGGAGATATGTCTAGAAAGAGAAAAAAGTCTCCGTACTTACAGAGATTTCTCGCCCATGGATTAAGATTGAAGTCGATATTGAGGTTATCATAAAAAAGTTCCTCTAAAACACTTCTAATCTTATCATTCTCTGAATAGATGTGCAAGCAGCGTCCAACTTCATCTTGCGATACAGACTCATCTGAATAGATGTCGAGAGCAGATGCGATCTCAGGAGTTGCTTCCATTTCCTGAAAGTCGGCATATCGGGACATGCGATCGTACATCCCGTATGCGCTGATTGCGTTTGCGTACACGTGACTTTGAGATTTTTGAAACTGCTGGAGGAGAGATCCCATATTAGGAGCTCGTGCTGCTTTAACTTTTCTCTTAACAAGGGGCCCAGATCTGAAAAGTCTGGTGAGCCTATTAAAAAAGTTGTCGTTTTCGGCCATGTTTTGCCGCTCCTACATTAGGGGTAGTGAGCACTACGTCAAATAAATATAATCTTTTATGGGTTTTGTAAAGCTATTTAAGCAACCAGTCATAATCTCTCTTAGGATCAAAGTTCTTATTTCCCTTTTCCCACGACTGTTGATCAACTGGTTTGAACGGATTCGTAGGGAATGGTGCCCTTCTATCCTGGGAGAGCTCAGTAGCCGGACGTGACTCTGTAGACATTGCTGCGATCATTGCTTCGTTAAGGTCAGAATTAGACGGACTGGATCCTCCGCCGTAAAGATCAAAAAGCCAGGTTCCAATCGCTAGGCTCATCACGAGGTCATCGTGCTGGCCTTTCATTGCCTGTGCCTTCTGCCCTTTCCAGACAAAGGTTTTGAGCTCATCATAGAGGCGCTGCGAGTATGACTTAAGCATCTTATTGCGAATCATCTCCTCTAGCTTAGAAATAATTTGAACTCGAGATTGGCCTTGCGTCGAAAATCCACCTAATTCTTTGTCAGTCTGGGGCGCGTAGTTTCCTAGATAAACGCCACGAGACTTTTGATAGTAAATGTTGGGATAATTAAGCTCTTTTAGTTTCATGACTGTAGTGTAACCAAAGGTGTTGTTTTCAGGAGCTAATAAAGCATTATTGTATTGCCGCCCTAAATCATCTAGCATTTCCCCGAATCTATCCGGAGGTATTTTACCTTTGTATTCGGCAACAATTTCCGATGTCGTAACATCAATGACATGACACGTGGAATAATCCTTTGCATCTCCTCGAGCAACATCTGCAGACATTACATACTTGTGCGCAGACAATGGGTTCTCCCAAATCCACAAATTCCTGTCTTCGAATTTTCTTTCTCTTGGCTCTCTGATATTCTCTCTAATCCACTCGAGATGATCAGCTTGAAGGAAGGTTTCACCTGACGCGACAAAGTCGCAGAGAAGCTCTTGAGCAATCTGTCTCTTTGACATGTT